ATTTTTATAAGTTCCTTAAATTAGCCTTAGCAAGAGAGTTGGCTTTTTATAAAGGAAGATCGTCAGCATGGGATCAGAAGCTTGAAGATAGGTATGGAGAAGCTTTTGATAAAATGGAATCTGTATCTGCTATGAATCTTGTTATTGATTCTGCAAATGAAAGTTATCTTAATGGTTCTTGGCGATTGCGGGCAGGTGTTTAATGCAAAGAATGAAAGATGAATTTCAAGTAATGCCATGTCCCATCATTGGCTCTTACAATGTCCAACGATTTAAACAATGGTCGCCAGAAGATACAGCTAACTGGTACATGGTGAAAGCAGAAAATGGTAAAAGACCTTTTGCCATGTATCCACAGATGGGTAGAAAACATATAAATTATTTGGGTATTAATCAATTAATATTTGGATCAGAACCCAGAAATATTTATAAAACAATTGATTATATTTATGTAATTATTGGCAATACCATTTATCAATATGATGAAAATTATAATCAAGTTAATATCACGCCTACTGGTATTGCAACATTAGCAGGTGATGTTTGGTTTACATTTTTAGTCGTAAATAATATTGTTTTCGCAGTATTTGTTGATGAACAGTTTATTTATATTTACCAAGAAGGCACTCCCGCATTACAAACTGTTACAGATCCTAATGCACCGGGTGTTTTTACAATAAACGGTGAGATTGCAAAGCCTGGTTATATTGCAGCATTTGGTAATCGTATAGCCGTATCAGTAGCAGATAGTTCGCAATTTGTTTTATCAGCTATTAATTTGGTTGGCAATGGAGCTTCTCCTGCACCTGGTTATGCCTTTGATCCTGCGAAATGTTTTACTAATTTCACAACACCTCAAGTATTTGCTCAAGAGGAAGGTAAGATTAGACAGATGGGTGTATTGAATAATACGCTCTATATTTTTTGTGATTATGTTATTGGTGTATGGTCAAATATTACAGCAGTATTTACCGGTACACAGGTAACTTTTCCTTGGAAAAGAAACAGTACATATAATTTTAATTTTGGTATAGCAAATCCCGCTTCATTAGACATTGATTTTGGTTATATGGTATGGCTCGCTAGGAATAGTGATGGACTTCTTAAGTTCATGGTAACGCAAGGCGGTCAACCTGAGCCTATTAGTGATAAAGCAATTAATACTTTGTTACAACGATTTACTAATTTGTATGGTATTAATAATCCATTCTTATCTAAAAATGCGAGCGGATTTATTTACCAATACGAAGATACTGTTTTTTATCGCATGTCTGGCGGCGAATATACGAATAGTGAAATATTAGATGAAGATTTAAATTCATCAAGTATTGAATTTAATTTTGAAACTGAAAAATGGGCAAGATGTATAGAGCTTAATGGTCAGCGTAATCGCGTGCAAAAACATATTTATTTTAATTTTAAGCATTTAGTCACATTAATTGATGATCACACTATTTACGATATGTCAGGACAATATTATTTTAATGAGATAAGAAATCCATTACAACCTGACCCACAACAAAATGATGCTTATATTGCAGAGCCATTTAGATATGTAAGGACAACGCCAATTATTTCTGAACAAGATTATTCTGAATTTGAAACTGAATATGTGCAAATAGATTTTGTATTTGGTGATAGTAATCTTGTTTCATTTACTTTGGATGATCCTAATTTATATAAACCTCATGTTGAATTATATTTTTCCGATGATGGTGGAGTGTCATTTGATCCAGCAGACATAAGAGAGTTTTCTCAAATGGGGGTTTATAGTTGGCGTATGCGTTGGTATCAGTTAGGCGCATCAAGAAACCGTGTTTATAAATTAATATGTGTTAGTGATGTTCCGATTGTTATTTTGGGTGGCGTCATGAATGTTAGGAGGATAAGCGGTGGCGCTAACTAATCCTATTGATTTAGAGGTATTAGATTCTCCAGAAGTTGAGGGCACTCAGTTTAGTCCTGATATGAAACGCTGGTTATCAAATGTTGTTGATATTGTTAATGCTAGTTTTGCATCATTAGATAACTATACAACGAATTTAATTACAGCATCCGGTGTTGATATTGGCGGAATGGGGGCTGGCCCAATTAATGTGACAGTTACAGGATTGACAGCATCGGGATATGTAAATGTTAATTTAATTAGTTCATCCAATCCAGTTTTTATAAGCAATGTAACACCTGGAAACGGTAGTTTTTCTATTACATTTAGCAGTGATCCAGGTGCTTCTGCTATTATTGTTTATCAGGCTTTTATAGCTAAGCCTTAAAAGGAGTTTTAAATGTTACCTCTTATAGCTGGTGCCGCCATTATAGGCGCTAAAATGTTTGGCGATTACATGGGTAATAAAAAGAAAGGGTATGATGCCGCCAGAAAAGAATTAAGACGATATTGGGAAGAGGCAAAAGGCTATGAAAAACCTTTCATGCAAAACGGACTTGATCAATATGGTCGTTTAAATGATGCTGAAAATAAGTTATTAAATCCATATGATTTAGAAAATCAATGGGCTGGCGGATACGAGGAATCTCCTTATGCAAAATATTTGCAAGAAGAGAATATGGGTCAAGGATTAGATGCAGCCAGCTCTATGGGATTGATGGGAAGCAGTGGCGCCTTAAGTAATATTCAACAAGGCGCAGGACGCATAACTTCTGAAGATAGAAAGCAATTTATGCAAGATTTAATGCAGAAATATTTGGCTGGCATTGGATTAGGTAAGAGTTTTTATGATACAGGTGCTAATGCTGCTAATGCATTAACACAGGATGCTATGCAAATGGGTGGAAATCAGGCTGGCTTAAAATATGGTTCTGCTAATGCGAATGGTGAAATGTGGAATAAAATGATGGGTACTTTATCTGGCGGCATTGCAAATATGTATATGCCTGGAAGTGGTCAAATGATGAATAGTGGAAATGCTTATAATAGCTAAAAGGATTAAATTATGTCATTGATTGACAAAATTCCATTACCCGGTGAAAGAGATGACTTTGCAGAAAGCGCTAAGGCAATGCAGGATATATTTAGCGCTCCTTACAATAATAGATTGCGTGAAGCACAAGCTCAGGAAGCGATGGGAAATGCTTCTAAATCAAGAATGATGGCTAAATTTTTAGATTCAATTGTAGGTGGTAATGATCAAGCTGCTTCTGAAGTTAATTCACCGATTTCGAAACAAACATCATCATCTAATCAAATGCCTATGAATAAAGCACTAACATTGGCAGGAATTTTAAGATTACCTACGCAAGTTGTTGAAGGGAATTTAATTACACCTTTTGGCACGTATCAGGTTGGAGAAAATAAAGCAGATACCCGATCAGCAGAACGACAATCTAGACTTTCAGAAAAAACATTAGAAGGTACTGCTGCTAATTCTATGGAGTCTTTGGGCTTAAATGCTTCCTTTAATGCTTTAGATAAATTAATGCAATCTCCAAATTATAAAAATATTGCTGGGACACTGGAAGGAAAGTTAATTAATTCTCAATTTATGGGAATCCCTACAGGATCAATGTTGCAATCTGCGTTTCCTAATAAATTTAGTCTAAAAGATGCGAAATTACATGGTCAAGCAAGCGTTCACATGGGTAATATAATTACGGGAGTAGCGTCTAAATTTAAAGGGCCATTTAAAACAATGGTAGGTGGTATTATCAATAATATGAAACCAAATATGAGTGATAGTATTGCTGTGCAGAAAGCAAAAATAACAGCATTAAAACAATTATCAAATTTAGCCGATGAACAAAATTCAAGAATTGCTCAATATATAAATAATAAAATGGATCCAACTGCGGCTATTATGCGTGTAGCTCAAGAAACAATGCCAAAATATAGACAAATTATTTCTTCTGTAGATTCTGTAGATAATGAGGAAATGCCTGAAAGTGCAGAAAAAAATGTAGTCTCATCTTTACCTGAAAATGAAATGGCATTAAATCCTAAGCAATCAGGTGCTTCTAGACTAGCAAATTCTTTATCTTTGCCAAAATTTAAATCAAAGGAAGAATTTCAATCTTGGTATAAAAGACAACCTAAAATTACACGTGATGCAGTTAATTTGCATTTGAGGAGTAAAATGTAATGGCATATCAGGTTTCCTATAATGACATTCCTGAAGAAAGTAATTCTAGCAACTATGAACCTTCATGGAATGATGTTCCTAAAGTTAATGCTGAAAAATCTAAAAATGTATCTACAGTTTTAGGCGAATTTCCTAGAAATATACCTCAATTAAAACCGGGAACTCCTGAGAATGAAAAATTAATTGAAGAAATGATACCTTGGTATGCAGGTGGCCCAGGCATGAATGTAATAGGTCAATCAGCTCAGCCAGGAGTTATTAATCAAGCTTTAAAGTTTGCAGGATGGCCACTTAGGAAATTGGGTGGAGTTGTTAAAGGTGCTTTTAAAGATTTATCTCCTTATGAGGAAGCTGTTGGCGCTGCAAAAGCAGAAGAAAATTTAGCGTTAAAGAAAGCTCAAGAAGATTTGGCATCTAAAAATTTAGAATCTCAGTCTATAAATAACAGTATAGAAGAAACAAAAAATTTAATTCCAGGTAAAATTTCATATGGACAGCCTAATACCGAATTAGAATCAATTGAAAATGAAATTGGACGTCATTTGAATATTGAAGCACCACATAATATTCGAGTCGGAGAAAGTATTAAGGCTCGTATTCCTTCAATTTATAAATTTTGGGGAAATAGTTATAAAGATTTTATAAATAAATTAAAAGATTCTAAATTTTATCTGCCTAAAGAAGGTTTAGAAAAAATAGATTTAGATATTAATGCAATAAGGCAAATGGCTAAAGAAGGTAAATTAACAGGTAACAAATATTTAAAAATAGCAAAACCAAAAGAAAGTTCTCAATTTCAAAGTTTAATAAAAAAAGCTCCTACTGCTAAAGATTCCAATGCAGCTGATTTTTTATCTAAATATAAAGATTTTCGTAATGGATTGCATGAATTAAGACAAGAAGCTAAAACTACTGCAGATGAAGGACTTCGCAGACAATTATTTAAAGATATTGATAAAGCATCAAAAATAGAATCCCGACTTAAACAATCATTGGAAAAGGGTTTGGGTGAGCATTCTCCTGAATTTAAATGGTTGAATGAAGGTTATTCGAAGCAGGTTTATCCATTAAGAAATAATAAAATTGTTAAAAAATTAATGAACAAGGATATGCCTGGTAAATTATCAAAAGACATGGTTAATGAATTAAGCGGATCAAATGAAGGGCAAGAGTTTCTCAGAGAAATTGTTAAGCAAGACCCAGAAGCTATTAAAAATATTCTTGGACAACAATTTAAAAAAAATCCTGGAAGACTTCATAATCCAGATGAATTGATTCGAGAATACATGCAAGAAAATACAGAATTGCCAAAATTATTAAAAAACAGGGAAAATTATTTTTCAAATCTTTCTAAAAGAAAAAATATTTCTCTAGAAAATAAAATAAAAGCGCAAAATGAATTAAAAAAGATTAAAAGCAGTTTTCCTTCTAATAAAAGACTAGAAGCAGAAAAATTATTGAAATTAATGGAAAAGCAAAAAATAAAAAATAAATGGATAACTGGTGGTTTAACCACTGCTGGATTAGGTACTGTTGGCATGCCTCCGGGATTAAAATGGTTGGCAAGGTCTCTCGCATCTGACAACCAAACAGAAGGAATGGAATAATGAGTTTCGCACGCGGCGCAAATCCGATATGGTTTTTCAATAATTTAACGGGTCAAGTATTAGATGATACGTATTATGCTTTCTTTTTAACAAATACGATGCCTTATACATCCCAAGCAGTTTATCAAGACCCTGATGGTTTAACGCCTTGGTCAAATCCTATTGAGTTTCAGCCGTCAGGTGGATTGCCTAATAATATTTATGGCAATCCTACTTTAGTTTATAGAATAGAAGTAAGACAGGGACCTACTCGCACTGATCCTTTAATCTGGCAAATCGATAATTATGTTTTTGAAGAAGGAAGCGGTTCATCTTCTATCATTGAAGATCCATTGCTGATTAGCGAAAATATGATTACTAATCCACAATTTGCAGATATTTATTTTGGATCACCTTTAACAATTGCAACAGCAGGAACTTACAATATAGCGCCTGGTTGGTTCTTAGATTTAACGGGAATTGGTACAACTATATTAACGCAAAATACAACTTCTGGCAGCGAAGATATTGTTGGCAATCCATCTTATTATCTAACAATCAACAATAGTGGCTGGACAACAGCTAGATTATATCAACGATTAACGAATAATAGTTCTATATTTAATAATGGTGCAATTGCTATTGCGTTTTCTGCATTTGGTACGGGAAGTGATTTTAACTTAACAGTTTCTTATATTCCATCTACCGGCTCATCTACAACTTTTACTTCTTTTGGCATAACGGCTAGTGGTTTTACTACTTATAAAGACGCTATTAATATGGTGCCAACCAATAATACGGATGTGAATGGCGCAGCTTATAGTGATATTGATTTTAATATGCCAGGTACTAGTGTTTTATCTATTTCTAATGTTCAATTAACAGGTCAAAGTGATCCATTATCTGCAAATTTTGCATTGAATCCATTAGCTAATGCACCAAATTATAATGAGCTTTCTTACGAAAGAATGGTTGATCATGAATTTCATATTTATAAAAATTCATTAATACGTGAACAAAAAGATAGCTTATTAGCGGGATGGAAATTTGCTCTTAATCCTTGGCAATTTTACACAACAGCAACTACTAATGTTGCAGCTAATCAATATACTGCTGATCAAACTATTGTTATTCAACAAGCTTATGTTTCATCTGCAACAGGAAATAATGTTTCTTCAGAAAGAGCAACATTTGCAAATAATTATGCTTATACAATTACAGCAGTAACAAATGATAATCAATTTGCTTTATTGCAATATATTGATCCATCTATTGTTAGACCTTATTGGGGAAAAGTATTGTCTTCATATGTAAAATTAGTTTTTAATTCAACACATGCAACAACTCTAAATTTCAAAATGCGATTAATCTATTCTGCTGGAGTTCCTAACACAGTAAGTCAACATGATCCTATTAATTCTTGGACGGCAGGTTCTGATCCCGTTATTAATTCAGGTCTTGGTTATCATTATATTACACCGCCTATAGATTCTGTTTATTCAGTAACAAATGGTTCTCATGAATTTGTATTTGAAAATATGTTATTGCCAGCTTCAACTAATGACAATATGACATTAGGCATCTTGCTCTATACAACATCTAATATGAATTCTTCCGCAACAGCAGATTCTATTTATTTTGATGATATTTCTTTATGCGCAAATGAGTTTGCTATGCCAACACAGGTGCAAACTTATAATGAATCATTAGCAAGATGTCAGTTCTATTATGAAAAATCTTATGATATATCAGTTCTTCCAGGTACAGCAACCACTACAAATGGTGCGTCCTCTACAATATATGTTGTAACTACAAATGGCGGCATGTATGGCATGGATAGACGATTTAAAGTAAATAAAAGAACCGATCCATCTGTACTTTGGTATTCTACACAAACTGGAGCTGTAAATAAGATTAGAAGTATTAGTGGATTGGAGCAACCGGTTGATTCTAATGATTTAGTGGGAACATCAAGCACCGGCATACCAGTTATAATACCAACTACAGGCCCTACAGATTTATATATTGGTCAATGGACGGCAGATGCACGATTAGGATTATAATTAAAAGGAATTAAAAATGACTCAAGTAAATGTTACGGCATACAATAAAAATTTTTTAGGTACATTACCTTTTAGCAATACTAGTATCAATATTTTATTAGCAGCTAGCACTGCTATTTCTTGGACTGTTCCTGGTGATGCAACGCAAATTTTTAGAGCATGTTTTAGAGCGTCTTCTACTGCTGAAATATGGGTAAGATTAAACGGCACAGCGCAAGTTCCAACTAGTAACACAGTGACTTCAGTTCCTAATCAAGAATTTATTCCTTTGTGTGATGCTAAATATATAAAGGGTGGCGATACGTTAAGCTTTATCAGTACGGGAACTCCACAAGTAGGTGTATCATTATTGCAAGTACAAAATAATATTTAATCAATAAAGCATATTTAAAAGGAATTTAATATGTCTGTTATCTCTATTATACGAGACACACCTAATAATGTCAGTTTAGTGAGAATGATCTCTACTGATACGCTAGCAACTGTAGGTAGTTCTAATTATATCGCTGATCAAATGGTAAATATCCGCGCTTTAAATAATGGATTTTGGCAATGGTTTACCACAGATGTTGTAGTAGTATCAGCCAGTGACGGAAACGCATTTTATACATTTACAGATGACACGTTTAGCTCATTAGAGCTTTATGGTGGATTTGGTAATGTAAATCCAGGAACAGCTAATGATTTTGCTTATTACGCTACAAGCGGCTCAACCATTTCTGGTATTAACGCAGCAGGGGCTAGAACTTTATTAGGTCTTGGTACTATGGCTTTGCAAGCTGCAAGTTCTGTTGCTATTACTGGGGGCAGCGCTTCGTTATCGTCATTAACAGCACCTTATACTTATGTCAATGTAGTTGGCCCATTAAATCTTGTACCCGGTAATTCTAATACCATATTTGTTTTTAATGCTTCTACCACTTTATCAGATGCACTGGGACTGGCTTCATATACAAATGGTTTTGCATTTGCGTTAAAAAATGTCTCTGGCAGCACAGCTACATTTAGTCCGAAAGCAGGTGAAACAATTGATGGTAATGCATCTTTAACATTAAATGATCAAGAAGCAGCGCTTATTATTAAGACGCCAACTCAATGGTCAAGCATCGCATATAATTTTGGTGATGTATCTGCATCAGCACTAACAAGAGTTAATGATACCAATGTAACTTTAACTTTAGGTGGAACCCCAGCAACAGCATTATTAGAAGCTGTTTCTTTAACATTGGGATGGACTGGTCAGCTTGGTCTGACTCGTGGTGGTACGAATGCCAGCTTGACTGCATCGAATGGCGGTATCGTTTACTCGAATGCTTCAGCATTGGCAATTCTTGCTGGAACGGCAACCGCACAGCAACTTCTGTTGTCAGGTGCGTCAACAACGCCTCAATGGTCAACGACAACCTATCCATTGACAAATGCCATCAACACGATCATGTACGCATCTAGTGCAAACGTTATGGACGTTATCATTCCAGCTAACTCATCCGTCATGATTTCATCAGTTGGTGGTGTTCCATCTTGGTCAACAACGCTGCCATCAGGTCTAACGATTCCAGACTATGCCCATAGCGGAGCGAATAGCGATATCACATCCATGACTGGATTGACTGGTTATCTGCAAGCTCCCCTTGGTATAAAAGATTCTAGCGGAAATATAATCGTTGTTTATGATAGTCAGGCTTCTGCAGTAAACTATCTGGTGTTCACCAGCAGCTCTGCAGGTAATGCAGTACCCATCTCAACATCTGGTGCTTCTGCAGCCGTAAACCTTAACCTCAAGCCAAAAGGCGGTATCATACAGCTCAGCTCCACTGATGGAACGGTTGCTCAAATGCGTTGGTATGATACCACTGGATCGCTCTATACCGGCTTTAAAGCTCCAACAACGCCAACAAATTTCACGTTTGTATTGCCAGCATCAGACGGATCAAGTGGTCAGTTCCTAAAAACAGATGGATCAGGAAATCTCAGCTTTGCATCAGGAAACAGTGGTTCTGTTACATCGGTTGCAACCTCTGGATTGGCTACGGGTGGCCCGATTACAACCACAGGCACAGTCACTGTCACGGCGGCAATTCAATCGGATCAGGAAACTGCGACATCTACATTAGTTGCTGTAGTGCCCGGTGTTCAGCAATATCATCCATCGGCTGCAAAGGTTTGGTGTAACAAAGCCGGAAGTTCAACGACAATCAATGCTTCCTATAATGTATCATCGACCACTCATGCCAGTACTGGAACTCATGTCATCAATTTTACAACCGCCATGTCTAGTGCTAATTATGTGGTTGTAGCAAATTCATTGATTTCTGCCACGTTGCAATTTTGTATTCCACAGTCACTTTCAACAGGTAACTGTTCGATCAATACCTTTAATAGTGGCGGCGCATTGACTGACCCTACAGCCTTATTAATGGTAGCTTATGGTGATCAATAGGAGATAAATAATGTCAAGATTTAAACTAATATGTGACAATGGTCAGGAATTGACTACCGACATGAAAGATGGTGATGAACGTATAACTATCGAAGGCGAGATAATAAAACTTGAAGAATTTTTTATTCAGTTAGCAAATGATAAAATTGCTTCTGGAATACATCCCGCTGGTTGGGTAGATCCTTTACCAAACAAAATTATAAGTCATGAGAAAGTTGAATGATATTTGATATATTATTACGGTAAAATTAAATTTTTTAACAAAATTGCTAACCATCAGTTATATGTATTGTCGTGTAATATTATGTGCTATGTAATATTACATGTACTATTAATATTTAATTAATAATATTAATAAATTAATACTATCGATAAGCGAATTTATCGATAGTATTGTAAAGTGTACAGATACGGGAGTCGTACAAATGTCATTAATGGACTTTTTTAAGAAAGCTTTTCCAAAACCAAATATTCCGCAAAAAAGATATATCGCCATTATCATTGGTTTGCTCTATGCAGGACTGCAATTTTATTTACAAAACACACCAGATAAATATGATAGTGAAATGATTGAAAGAATACATTTTATTGCAATGCAGTTATTGGCTAATAATGAAGATATTGGCAAGCAAAATAATTCTGCCAATATTATTAAGCAATATTTTGGTGAAGGAAATTAATCATTAGTTTCTTTGTCAAAAAAATCTTTTAAATTTAATTTAAATAAATTAATAGAATCGATTATAAATTCTTTTTGATAATCATCTTTAATGTACTCGCATATTTTTTTCATTTGAATAGCCGTAAAAGCTATTAATGCAGCTCTAAGACCAGATATCGCAATGAATGAATCTACTTTATTCTTATTCATAAAATCTGATAAATGATTTTGCAAAAAATTAATTAAATCTGACGTATATTTTTGTTCTTCATTTTCTGGCAAGTCAATATTAAATGTTTTTATATCTTCGTGCATTTTTATTTTATCCAATATTTTTTAATTATATATTAGTCACTTCCCAATCATCGGCTAATACATCATCTGCTTCAAATAATTCACCGCACCATTCTCTATTTATACCTTCAAATCCTTTTGTCCATGATTTACGTGTAATATTCTTTCCTTCGCGAAATGCATTAATTACTTCTTTAAATGTCATATATATACCTGCGTTATTTTAGGTGCCAATAAGCCACATTTTTCACATTTCCATGTATGTTCATTCTCTATAATATTTTCAGGAGGGTGCATACATTGAGGTGATTTAGATAATATTCTTATAAGTTCAGATTCTTCTTTAGTAAATTCATTTGATATATTCAATGAAACACTCCAAAATATGTCTAGGGATTAATATTTTAGCTTCTATTTCAGAATTATTTTCTTCATCAATAGCGGTCATTTCAAATATAATATTTTCATTGCCGTGATATTTAATACTATATTTTGCATGTTCAGTTTCAAAACGCATTTCATGGGTTGTTATATTCATTTTGGTGACTCAGGTAATGACATCCAATGAGTAACATCTAATATTGCACCTTTTTCTGTTATGAAATAATTACCAATTAAATAAGCTCCAATATCAATGAATGAGCCATTATATGTTAAAACCGACATTGTTTTATCAGGGAGTTGTTCTTTAACATTAATCCATTCATAGAGTGGCTTATTAAAACATTTATCACAAATCATTTTAAATTTTATATTATTATTTTCCATATAAAATTTATTGCTAGATAAATTGCATTTGTCACAAAGTAAATTAATCATTCTCTTATTCTTATTTAGTTTAATTTCATATTTTCATGCTATTTATTTTGGTGGACTTGGTAATTCCATCCAATGCGTTGCATCAATAGAGTGCCCGTCACGTTGTTGTATCCATTCATTTTCGTCTCCTACAAATTCATAATTGTATAAAGAACCTAGATGAAAAGATTCACCATCATAAATTAATACTTCATGATTAAAAGGAGGAAGTTTATCTTTTACACTTATCCATTTATTTATTTGTTTTTCCAGCTTCATTTCGTCATGCCATGAATGGCAATTTCCACAATAATTATTTTTAATGTCATTCTCATTATAACTAATCATTTTGCATCGTGGACATCCTATTGATTTAAATTCATTCATTTTTATAAAATACTCAATATTGTTTAACGATAAAACGTACAAAACCATTTCGTTTTAAATAATACGTGCAATCTATCGATTCAAATTCTTTCATGTCAGGAATTAAGTGTCTAACGCATATCTGATATTGTTTTCTTTTCTTTGGTACTCTCGTAATTCGATAGCCTGTGTCTGATTTAAACATTGTAAATGATGTATTATTATGTGTTGCCTGATAAAAGTTCACATAATCATCACATTTCGCTTTCATATGCTTTAACACATAATTATTGAAACGAATAGTGAGCAGAGATTTTATTCCATCAATAATGTACTCAACATTAATCATAATAATTTTTTAACTGCGCTCGCTTCTAATGTCTTGCCACTTTCCTTGCCATAGAAGGGAATATGTGGCTCAGAATTGGTTAATATCGCATATTGCATTTCTGATTTTAATCCTGATATAACCGTTTCGCTGAGTTTAGCAATTGTTGATGCCTCAGCAAGCTCAATCTTGCCGTCTTCTAAATCTTCAATAGCTTGCAATACCCTCTCACGCAATTGTTGCATATTCTGAATTTTTGCCATCCTTATTCTCCTTTATTAATTTTTTCATATTTAACAAGTCGTTTTATGGTCATAATGCCTTTTTTTATATCCACCATCTCCTGTGGAATATCAGCCCATTTTAATCTAGTATCTCTAACTATTTGATTTTTAACATAAACATCTGCAAGTTCTTTTACTGCCTTATTCTTGAAGCGCCTTTGTCTCAATCTTTTTTTGTTCGGATTTTTTTTGTCGTAATCCAAACTTTTTTTAATGTACTTTTCTTTATTCAAAGCCCAACATTTTCTCTTAGATGCATTTTTCATTTCTCGATATTTTTCTGGGTCTTGTTCTTTATAACGATTATGTGCTGCAAGAATTTTTGTTTTATTTTTTTTATAATTTTCTGCATGAATACGTTTCATACATTCTTTGCATTTAAAACGCTGCTTTCCGTTAGTTTTATCAACGCCAGACTTTATAACATTTTCCAAAAAACGATCCCCATGATGAGTGCATCTCATTATAGGTTTTTTATTTATCATATCAATTTCAGCTTGCTTTAGCCGTTTTTGTTCTTCAATTTCTTTTCTAGTCGGCAATGATTTTTTAATATGCTCAATTTTACGCATTAATTTCATAGTTGCGCGAGCAAGCTGAAGTATTTCTTTTGGTATGCGCTCTTTATATAATCCTTTTTCATATCCTTTTAATTTTATTCCTTTTGCAAGCCAATCTCTTACTTTGAAATCCCACAAATCATTTTCAATACTTTTTAATCTTTTTAGGTATTCTTCACTATTTTTAATTTCTCGTCTTAGTCTTGCATCTTCCTTTTGCTTTCTATTATGTTCTATTATTCTGTTTTCTCTATCAATATCACGCTCAAGCTTTTCTTTACATTCTCTGCATTCATAAATATCAATGTGATTTTTTTTTCGAATATCAGTATTCCAAAAAACATAATGGCTTATGTCTCTATCATTTTCATGATAAAAACATTTCATTTTTTTAATTCTGTTGGATGAATTCATTGATAAGATTTAATTTATTACGTTCATTAAAATATTCAGAGCTTAAATACGATATATAAGCAACCGTCCAAAATGTATTGCATAAAAAAGCACCTATGCCAAACCATCCTGATGCAGATGATCCATGGCAAACAGATATAATATTCCATGTAATCCCACAGACATTAAAGAATAATATAAATGTTTGCAGGCATAAGGCACGTTTGTGTATTCTGATTAAAAGCTCACAACTTGTTTTGCTTATTTCAGGATAATCAGTATTTTTCATTTTTATCCTTATTTGGCTAACTAATTTTGTAGTCCAATTGCTATTGTTGTAACGCAGCCCATTATATATTATTCATTCGTCAAAAACTTCAAATAGGAAATAAAAATGTATAAAAAAATAATATTATTTTTAACAATCATTTCATTAACATCTTCTGTATTAGCTTATCAAGGTAAAGGATTTAGAATCATTTCTGAACGCGTTAAAAGTTCTGCAAAATTTAATGGTAGTTTTGAAAGCGTTAGTAAAGAAGATTTTAGCAAAGCCATGTTTGCATCAGCTAATGCAAGTGTTTACAACGTTAATGGTCATCCTTATGAATATATTGAAATCAAAGGATTTCATTCTGTAAATATCAACAATTACACATCACAAAGACAACGCTACAGTTATGCTTATAATTTAAAATGTGCTGATATGTGGGTCACATTTGAACGTGAGCTTGAGCTAGATCCTAATGGAAACTTTAGTGATAGTTCAATTTCTAGAGGAACATTCCAAGCAACTGGATCGGGATCATTTAGTATTTATGCTAATACTGATATAGCAGGCGCAGAAATAGCACATTATGTTGCACAAGCTATCGCTTCTATACGCTGATAAAAAAAATAGGTACAGGAAAGATATTTTCTGTACCTATGATATATGTAAGTCTTAAACCACATGCAAAATTTATCATTCTTTTAACCGTCACCGTCACCGGAACCGTCACCGTAACCGTCACCGTAACCGGAACCGTCACCGGAACCGTAACCGTCACCGTAACCGGAACCGTCACCGGAACCGTCACCGGAACCGTAATTTATTTCTCCCATATTTTTACACTCTTTATGCTTTGTTTTGATTTTTCTGTGCAATCCAAAATTTCTATTACTTCTAATAATTCAACTCTACTAACCTCACAGGGAAACATGCAATTATCAGGGTCTTTAACACCTTCCATTGCTAATTGTGACAATGAAGCAGCGCCAGACCATTTCCATAATCGTCTAGCATTATGCAAAACAACTTCTCTATCTTTTCTTGATTGTATTTCACCCGCAAAAACACCAGCAGAATATGTTCTTACTATTACATATCTACCATTTTCATTTATAACTTTATTTCCATTTAGCAATTGAACTAATTGGATAACATCTTTAAATTTCATTTCTTCTATCATTTATTTTTACTCTTTAAATAAAATACAAATATTTTTTCTTTATTAACTTGTTTGAAATTGGATTTTGTCTCTATGTCAGCGATTTTCATTATGATCATATACATTTAAAATGTTCTGGCAATCTTACTTGGTAGTGATCTTCTTTTTTTAATATTAAACCATTTTGCAATGTGGCTACTCGCGTAACAGGATTAAAATAATTTTCTTTATTAGTCGAATCATCAAATAGTCTTTCAATCATTAATTTAAATCCGCTAGGAGTTCCGTCAAATTCATATGTTTTTATTAATTCAGTTTCTTTCATTTTCTTCTCTTCATTGAATCATTAATAAAACTTAATAATCTATTATTTGGTGGCAATCGGCAGGAATTGCTAGTAATGCTCTGCACGATGACATGGTGGACAAATCCACTTCACGTCTAAAGGTTTTGAATAATCTTCATGATGAGCATGAACTTTTTTAATAGCTCCGCATTTATGGCATGGTTCAACTATTAATTTGCCATTCTTTTTTGCTTTAGCTACCAATTCTCTCGCTCTATGATGTTCTGGATGGCGTTCTTTATCACGTAGCTTATAAGCATAATGATTCTGAGTTAAACCGCCTTTCCAGTGTGGATTATTTTCACCTTTCATATCTATAGTAGCAGCAACTTTTCTGCCGTTAGCAACACTTAAGCATTTTTGTGAACAATAAAGACCATGACCGTTCCTAACCCGATAAGGTTTAACTTTGAATGATAAATTGCATATTTGGCAAATCCTATCTATCCAATTTTTTGTCGGTTTTCTACAAGTTTCAATGTTCTTTTTCATTCACTGTCCACGCCGCGATTGCCATAAACTACAGGGGCATTTCGGACTCGAACCGATTGGCCATTTGCCAAGAACCTTATAACTGCCCCGTAAACTGGTAGCCTATTTTAATTCTTTACAAAAATTCGTAGGTGACCGCTAAAAAGGTATATCATCATTAAACTTATTGTTAACTTCTGGTAATGGTTTTAGCGGCATTGTCATTGATCCATGAGGTTCACCAACATAATCTTTCACTACATTTTTTGCTGGATAAAAACCACCTAAATCATTTGGTTTTTCTGGTTCAATATCTAAAAATACCATTCCACCGCATTTATTAACTAACATATGTGGATCGATAACACCTAATTTATATTGTTCTTGCATGTTGTTTACATCGCAAAAATGTTTAATTAATTTTATTAATGCAAAGTTCGTAAATATAAGATGTTCGCCACCTTCTCTATCCCATACCTTTAAAGTTGCAGCGGTATATTCATTTCCGGCTTTGGAGACTTTATCCTCAGCTTTTATTACTTGATATTGGTAATTGCCCTTTGGTAATAACAATGCTGCTTTTAATTCTTCTTCCGTTTTTGGTGTAAAATTCATTAGGCTTCATCCTTAATTTTAGATAGCAAATGGTCAATTATTTTTTGTATAACATCACCGCTTAACTCTTCAAAACTTTCAGCATTATGCTTTTCCTGCCATTTTGCGTAAGTTTCTTCTGGTATCTTAAACAAGTCAATCAATCTATATACTTCAGCAACTTGTTTTTTTGTCGCAAGCTCTTGCGTAACAACAGCTTTATCAATACACTCCGCGCCGTATCTTTTAATCACTTCATCATAAGAAAAAGAAAATGACTCATTCATCGGAAACTCTTCAATACGACTTTTCTTTGTTACAGCAATGTGTTTGTCACCACGAATCTGCGTTTCAAATACAAGATCCATCATATAGCCCAGACGATTATAACAACTATATGTTTGACCTATTACAGACATATTATTGCCATACTCTTTTTTAGCTTGGCAGGTAATCAAAACATTCATGTCTATGCGCAACAGCAAATTAACCAAAAGCTTCATCTTTTTGTTAGCTGCTGTTACATGACGACCAAATTCATTACCCGTTATGCGTTCACAATCATTTTGCAAATTGTCATAAGGTATAGTGAGTGAATCAATGACTAATGTTTTAAAATCATGCTTAGTTGTCATCAATTCTTTTACTTGCTGAAGTATTTCTTCAAAATCACCCGTTGCTAAGACTTGTCCGTTGTTATCAGAAATAAGCTTGGCATATTTTTTCTTTGATGTTGTGTCTTCAGTATCAATGTAAGCCGTGTTAGGAAACTGAGAGACGCAAGTTGATTTGCCTGTACCCATTTCACCATAAAACATCGCTTTTAATCTTTGTTGTTTTACTTCTGGTTTTTTGAATTTGAGAGCCATTTTATTTACCTTTTTATTTTCTCGATAATATTCGTATAATCTTGCCGCTTGTTCAGCATCATCAGCTGAATCAGACATTTTCTATTCTGTCAATTTTTTTTCTAAAATTTTCATTAAATGTTCGTATGACATAACAGAACTCATTTTGAATATCACATTAAGCGTATAACGCTTACCTGCTACATATCCTTTTTCATATGCTTCGTTAAGTGCATCAGCTATTTTTTCATCCATTATATTTCCCCAATTAAATTATCAAATAATTTGCATTCTTCTAATGTAACAACAGAATCTTTTAATGTGTTTTCCATCACATATTTTCTATGTTTAACTGCTTTATTGCGATTCAAGTAAACGCCATAAATATGGCATTTATTATTATGTTTTATGACAACGGCGTAAGCTTTCATTGACTATCTCCTTATCCAATAACATTCATCGTTATTAGGGTGTCTTAACATTTGCATGCCCATTTCTTCCATGTCTTCGCAATAAACAACATGTGATTGTTCGTCAATTTGTTCTTCAATAAATTTTTTATTTTCTTCAAACAGCGCTAACAAATAAGAATAATCAGTAGAACATTTTTCATAGTCTTCCGAATCAACAATATAACTTAGTAATAAACGCATATCAGAAGGCATGATTTTTTCTATCTTGACAGAATAAGAACCGTGACAATAAGTTGCATATTCACGAATGATTGAATGCAATAAAGTGGTAAATGGTTGGGATAAATGTAATTTTTGCATCCTGGCATCTTGCCTTTTGAATCTTCCATACGATATAGTTGTAGTTGTCATCTTATGACAATCCTTATAAGTTAGTTGCTTGTAGGTTTTGCTCTAGTTAGGCCGTGAACCTGACTAGAGCGCTTTAATTTAAAACCATTTAAAACCATTTAAAACCATGCGCCATTAATGCGAATAACCCTGCATTACTTCCTAAAATGATTGCTAATAACCATCTAAAATCCATTTTTATATCTTTTTTTATTTCCTTTACATCACCAGATAAGTTCTCAATCGCTGTCTCTACTCTGGTCATGCGTTGCTCGTACATCAGGTCGTATTTAGTTATAATCATTTGTGTTTGAGCATTCATTTTCTTTGTCTCGCTTGTGTTAATCGATGAAATAATTATACCTTGTGTATCTCTTATGTCAATATCTTTTTGATTCTTTTATTTTAGCGTCAACCAATGACCGAATGAGTTCAGCCATAGATGTTTCGTGCCAATGAGCTATTTTTTTCCATTGTATTAAAGTTTCTTCCTCTAATCTTATTGGCAAGACCTTGTATTTTAATCTCTTTTTGTTTTCCATATATTCTCCTTGTCTTAATATTTCTATATGATATCTTGTATATATCGGACAATCAAGGAATGATTATGGATAAATGGAAAGAATATGAGATTTTAAAATCACAAATACCAAAAGGTTTACCGCATGATGAATATGAAAAGCAGATTAGAGATATACTTGATAAGCTAGGATTGTAAAGGAGAGTTGACGCTCTCCTTCATGCGTTGTTCCGTCAACCAATAGATAAGGTAATTTTATATGAAAATACCGCCATTCGGCAAGCCTCTTATGCAATTGTTGGCGCAAGGTTTTTTACCCAACAATAATGTTTATTTGTTTATAGGGAAGCTTAGTTGGGAAAAAGGAAAAAACTCTAGTTATTGTCGTCCAAGTCGCACTCTCATCTTACCCCCCAATGATTTACCTTTTTCGTATGAGTGGCCTGTTTATGGGTGTGATATTTTAATGATTGAGACAAGTCGCTTATCCAATGAATATATAGAAGATATTACTAGCGTGTTATTTGATTTTGGCGCAATAAAAATAACGCTTATTTCTACTGAAAATTTACTTACTGTTTACAAAAAGGATTTTTAATATGAATGACAATCGTCGTCCTGACAAAACATTTACGAAAAATGATATTGAAAAATACAAACAAAAATTAAATATTCATGAACTTTATGAATTAAAAAGTTATAAAGCATCTTCTATTCAACCTGATATTCAGCCGTGGCTTTGGGATGGATATATTCCATTAGAAACATGTACTTTGTTTGCAGGCAAAGGCGGTATAGGGAAAAGTCAAACCTTAATGTGGCTCGCTTCAGTTGTTTCGACTGGTGCTGTTTTTTCGTTAAACAATACAGAACATCAAATAGCAAAAGGTTCAGTTATTATTTTATCTGCGGAAGATCATATTAAATATACTATTGTGCCAAGATTAATAGCAGCTAATGCTGATTTAAATAAAATTGAAATAATAGAATCAGCAGTCGATATAAAATCAAAAATTAATGAAAGATTTATTATGTTAGATAAAGATATTTCTTTGCTAGAACAAAAAATAGAATCTATTGGAGATGTTAAATTAATTATTATTGATCCTGTTACTGCTTATCTTGGATCCATAAAAGAAAATAGATCAACCGATGTTAGAACTTTTATTATGCGTTTAAATAAACTTGCTGAAAAATATAAACTTGCAACTATTTTAAATACTCATACAAGAAAACAATCTAATAATGATTCTCCCACGTCCGCTAGTGATGAAATTATGGGTTCAAGCGCTTGGAGTAATACGGTTAGAATGGCATTTTCATTTACTCGTCATCATGATGATAAAGATTTATTCCTGTGTGTGGCATCTAAAACAAATCATAAAGAACCTCCTGCACTTTCTTATCGAATAAAACCCTTTAATTTAGAAAATAATGAAAAAACTATTAATGTTTCACGAATTGAATGGCAAGAAGGAAAAATCGATATTTCTGCTGATGAAGCTATTAATAAAAAAGTTTACGAGGAAAGATGCGCTATTGATATTGCTAAAGATTTTATCTTAAAAATTTTAGCAATGGGATCAAAAAGTAAAGAAGATGTCTATAGGGCTGCCGAAAATGAAGAAATCAATCCTCATACATTAAAATTGGCTAGACAAAGGCTAAAACAGGAAGGGGTTAACATAATAATGGAACCTTCCCAAACAGATCGTAGAAAATTTATCTGGTATATAGGGGTTTGATCAATTAAATAGCGATAGATGCAGATAATTTAAGGCAGCTAATAATCCCTATTAGCTGCTTTTTTTTTGATCAAAAATAATTTTCATCACTAAACACCTTATTATCCCTATCGCTATTGTTGGAGCGTTGATTTATAAGGAAATAATAGGGATAAATGGACATTTTATTGCCGATATAAATGTAGATAATTTTAATCCTATCTGTTTATTAGAGATAATATAGTTGCCTTATTATTGCTAAATATATATACATTATCTATATTATTATTATATATATTATATACTTATAGATAGAGATATAGATAACGTAATATTATATGATACATACATACTTTTCGTGAAACAATTTCGTGAAACATTAAGGGTGATGGATATGTACAAAAACAAGGAATGGCAAGATGAGTTTCAGCGGAAATCTAAGAAATATCGTAAGAAATATGCGGAAGCCATGGAAATGCTGTTTGGACAACCTAAAAAGGCGCCAGATTTAAACCAGGATCAACGATCTATTTCTGGTGATATGATTTATAGGGTAAAAAAATAATGGCTTAAAACGAAAATATGGAGCTTGTATGGGGAAAAGGAATTACCCGGAGCGGCAGGAACAACTGAAATTTATTGCTTGGTTGAAACGAGAGGGTATTAAACACCATGCCAGCCCGAATGGCGAAAGGCGTAGCCAAGCAACGGGCAGCCTGTTAAAGGCAATGGGCATGTCGGCTGGCTTTCCAGATGTCTTTATCCCTATCAGGCGTGGGCATTATGGCGCATTATTTATTGAAATGAAGCCGATTAAGGGTGGAAAAGTACAAGAAAATCAAATAGAATGGCTACGCTATTTACGGGAAGAAGGTTATTGTGCTGATATCGCTTATGGTTTTGAAGAAGCCAAGCGATTGGTTAGTGAATATTTCAGGCTCGAAAAGCATCAAAGTACGTAGGTTTTAATCGCATCCCCGTGCGAAAAACCATAGGAAAAGTTTAAGGCCGTTTCAAGCGGCCTTATGCAAGGATGTAGTCTTGATATTGTCTCGTTGTCATAAATCTTCTGTTGATATTTGCGATGCTGAAGGGCAACCTTTTTATGTTTGTACAATCTGCCAACTAGCTTGTGATACTATCTTTTCTTTGTCGTTAAATGTCGCGGAGTTTTTTGGTCATGATGACAGCAGAACAACAGAACAAACTTAAACGTTCTTTAGTGTTACACGAAGAAAAAAGAAATTTTCCTTATGTGGATACAGAAGGTAAAATCTCAATCGGAATCGGTTATAATTTAACTGATAGAGGACTAAGTGATGAATGGATTACTAAACAATACAATGACGACGTTAGTTATTTCTACAATGCTTTATATGAAAACTTTTCATGGTTTAAAGAATTAAATAATGATAGACAAATTGTATTGATTGACATGTGTTTTATGGGGTTTAAAAAGTTTTGCGGATTTACGCGGATGATAAAAGCTTTATCGCAACATGATTATTTAATTGCTGCGCATGAAATGCTTGATAGCGCATGGGCTAAACAAGTGAAAACACGTGCGGATGTGTTAGCTAAAGCAATGGTAGACGGTGTGTATGAAATATAAATTTCTTGTTAATGTTTTGAATATCGCTAAAATAATTATTGATGTTGTATGCTGGTCAAGCATTGTTATCATGGCTTATGTTTTATATTTAAATTGGAATGATATTTTAATTAGCTAAGGAAGGTTAAATTACTTTCTTAGGTGAAAAATGCTAAAGTTTTATAATAAAAATAATCAACGATATTATTTTATTGCGATTGAAAAGGATTTGTTTGATGACTGGATTTTATGTGTTAATCGGGGTGGTGATAGGCGTCATGTCGTACGGCGTTATGGGTATAGTAATTTGTCATCACTTAATGCGCGATTAAATGATATGATAAAAAAAAGATTGCAACGGGGCTATGAATTAATCTAGCCCCGATTTAAGTTTTTCTTCTTGTTTATATAAATTAAATAATAACTGAATTGCGCGATTTATTACCTGACTTTTATTCTCCTCAAACTCTTCGGATAAATAGATTAATTGTTTATTAGCTTCTTTTGTTAAGCAAAAGGAAGTGCGTCTTATTGTTGTTGGCATTTTTATTGTTCCTTTGGTGTTATTTCTTCTTGAATATCTTGGATAAAATCTTCTGCATGTATGCATTTCATTTCGTCATAGTTAATATCGGCACTATCTTCATACATTGATTCGAATATAGCCGTAGCCTCTTCATTATTTTCTGCAAGACATTCTAATGTAACTACTCTATGTTCAATACGGCAGTAAGTAGCTGTAAAAGTTTTTAATTTGTTCATTTAAATATTACCTTTTTGTTAATTTTTAATTAAATCCACTTAAAGAATTTGAATGTTTCTATTAATTTTTCTTCAAATTTATTTATCTGTGTTGGAATCATATCAATTAAAGCAATATTACTATTGCATGTTTCCCTTAATGTTCTTGCTAATATTTGGCTATATTCAAATGTTTTAGCGGTAAGTAATATTTCTTTAATTTTAGATAATAATTCTATCGCTTCATTATCTAGGGCAGCTTGTAAATTCATTTTATTTATCCAAGTTTGTTGTTGATGAAGCTATATTATTACTACAATAATAACTTGTCAATATATTACTGTAGATTTATTATTGTTTTTTATGCATAATTAATAGGCAATATTATTAAGGATGATGAAAAATGCCCACTGGTTCGACTATTTATACTGAAGAGCTGGCCGATAGAATTTGTGAAGCTGTCGCAACATCTACACTCGGCACGAATAAATTGTGCAAACTTCATGATTGGATGCCATGTGAAGATACCATATATAAATGGCGTTATAGACATCCTTACTTTGCTGAGAAATACGCATTAGCTAAGGCAAAACAAGCTGAATTAATGGTTGAAATCATTGTAGATATTGCTGATGATAATACCCAAGATTTTTACCATGATGCAGAAGGTAATAAGCGCATTGATAGCGGTGCTATTGCTCATAGAAGATTGCAAATTGACACACGAAAATGGTATGCGTCTAAACTTGCACCAAAAATTTATGGCGTGAAGAAAGAGGAAGAAAATGATTCTCAATCATTAATGCAAAACGTCATTGATAAATTGTAATCATAAGCATAGAATGATTTAAAATTTTACTTTTGCATGGAGTGCAATAATGTCGATTACTGCTATAGCAAGGGATTGGGGTGTTAACCCTGCCATCGTCCGCATTACATCTACAAATACGCTTTCTCAGGTTGGTACATCAGGATATTTAACTGCACAAGCCAGTAACATTGAAGCCATCAACAATGGTTCGTTTGAATGGTTAGCATCCGATATGGTGTTAGTTGTAGCTAGTGACGGCTGGGGATTCTTTACCATTTCTTCTGATTTTGCTTCTTTAGATGCATTTGTATTTGTACCCGGTGTTACATTGCCAACTGTAGTAGGCAACCTTGCTATGTTTGACAGCATTGGTGGAAACTTAGCAGATTCCGGTATTGCTGCTGCGGATGTCATGACTAGTGCTTTGGCTGATGGCCATATTTTTGTTGGTAGTGCAGGTGGCGTAGCAACCGATGTTGCAATGTCCGGTGATGCAACTATTGTGGCGTCAGGTGCATTAACGATTGCTAATAATGCTATTACGACAGCGAAGATTTTAAACGCTAATGTAACCTTAGCAAAATTGGCTGCTGGCATTACGCCAAGCCACGTAATCAAGTTTGCAAACCAAGTCACGACTGTGGGCGGTGCTGCTGCTGAAGCATTTACCGTAACCGGTGCTGTAGGTGCAACTGATAGGGCATTTGTACAGGTTGTTGATAATGGCACAGGTAATGTGACAGCATTGCAAGCCGTTGTAACAGACGATACCTTGACCGTTACATTTAGTGCCGATCCGCAAAATGATACCATTATTAACTATCAAATTATTCGCGTAGCTTCATAAGGAGTATTAAAATGGACGACGGAAGATCAGGTGCAGTAGAAAATAAAAAAGACGAACAATATGTGGCTATGCCAGACAGTTGGCAAGCACGTAACAATATGGAAATGAACAAAGGCATGGGATATGGAAATATGGCTGACTTAGCTAATACTCCTCATCCTGCTACAAAAATGGAAGGCGCTAAACGAAATGTACAGTTAAGCCCTGAAATGCCAGGCGAAAATGAGTTTAATTATAACGCTAATCGTTCATAATTGATTAAATATTAATAACGGCAGCCCATGACTGCCGTTTATATCTAGGATGGGATATGGAAGCTGCTAACTCAATACAGGTTGACGCTCGTCAATTGTTATTACAATCATTTGAAGGTCATTATAAAGCCTTGTGTGGGTTTATAAGTAATTTACCCATTGATGCAAGTATCAAATTTACTGTTTCTTATTCAATTGCTTCTGCTTATTTAATGGCCAGAGAACAACTTCATTTGCTAGATTTTAATGTGGTCAAGCAAGATTCTGAAATACAAGAACCAATCAAGGATGATGCTCCAACTGCCTGAGGGCAAACACGGAATAGCCAAGGAAGGCCAGATAAAATATGTTGACGGATGCTCAACTTGAAGTCTTGAAAGACTTTCAGCAATTTGCGCCACGATTTCTGACGATTAGAACTAAGTCAGGAAGGCCGGAGAAGTTTAAATTCAATCGCGCGCAATTATATCTGCATCAAAGACTGGAAGCCCAGCGACAAGCTACATCTAAAGTGAGATGCCTGATCCTTAAAGGCCGCCAGCAGGGGTGTTCAACTTATGTTCAAAGTAGGTTTTTTCATCGCGTTATAACAAGCCGTGGTAAGAAAGCATTCATTTTAACCCATGATAAAGAAGCGACTAAAAATTTATTCATGATGGCCGTTAGGTTCTATGAGAATCTTGAGCCAGGAATGATACAAAAAGCTGACACATCTAACGCTAAAGAACTCTATTTTAAAGACTTTGACTCAGGTTATGCAGTTGGTACGGCTGGCAATAAATCTGTTGGGCGTTCGCAAACCATTCAATTATTTCATGGTTCTGAAGTAGGGTTTTGGCAGTTTGCTGAAGACCATTCGAAAGGTATATTGCAAGCTATATCTAGCGAACCTGGAACGGAAGTTATACTTGAATCAACGGCGAATGGAATAGGAAACTACTTTCATCAACGTTGGTTGAGCGCTATGGCTGGCGATGGTGAATATCAAGCCATATTCCTGCCTTGGTATTGGCAAGATGAATATAAATCTAATGCTGAAAATTTAGTATTGAATGAAGAAGAAAGTCATTTGATGAGTTTATATGGATCAAATGGCTTAACGTTAGAGCATATTGCATGGCGACGAGTAAAGATCGCTGAATTTTCTAAAGATTATGACGCAGGTAGAGAATTTTTCCAGAATGAATATCCCTTTTCTAGTATTGAAGCTTTCAAAAATCCTATCAACAATGTTTTCATCAATAGCAAATATGTTGAGGCAGCAAGAAAAGCTCAAATTGAAGCTAATGGTGCTCTTATTATTGGTGTCGATGTTGCTATTAGTGATAGGGATCGCACAGCCATCATTCGCAGACGTGGCCGCAATGCTTTCAATCTTGAACGTATTTCTAATTATAATACTATGGAAATTGTGGGACGAGTAAAGCGCATCATTACCGAAGAAAAGCCTTCGAAAGTATATATTGACTGCATAGGAGTGGGTGCCGGTGTAGTTGATAGATTGCAAGAAATGGGTTATGACATGGTAGAAGGTGTGAATGTTGCTCGTTCCGCTAATGACAAAGAGCGTTTTAAAAATTTACGGGCAGAATTATGGTCAGATATGCGTGATTGGTTTTACGGTGAGATGCCTGTACAAATTCCTGATGTTGATGACTTGCATGGCGAGCTTTGTTCCTTAGGTTTTAAAGAAAATAGTTCAGGGCAAATACAAATTGAATCTAAAGATGATTTAAGATCAAGAGGAATGCCAAGTCCTGATTGTGCTGATGCGCTATCGTTAACATTTTACGGTGGCTCCCATATAAATGATACACAAATTAATGTTCCGCAATTATCTCCATTTGAAAGACGGATGTTTAGATAAATGAATTTCTTTGAGCATGTTACTGTAAGAAAATATATAAAATCATGTAATAGAATGTTGAAGTATTGGCGCAAAAAGAAAAATCCACCTCCAGCATTGCAAAAAAAACATGATGAAATTATTGATGAATATAGATTATTTTTAAACGTGCAAGGCATGAAAATGCCAAAACCTAAATATCCTTATATCTGCAGAGATAAAAGAACGCATTATTATTTATATGAACCAATTGTAGGTTATAATTTTCCTGTTGAAATAGTAAATCCTAATTGGAAATACAAGATAAATTTATAAAATACATATAAAATGCTAAAATAAATCACTTTTTTTAATGGAATAAAAAAAATGGTCAAGAAAGACCCTGAGATTTGCAGAAAAATACGTGATCGCGTTGATAAATGGGAAAAATATTGGACTATTAATCGTTCTCTTTATTATGAATGGATTGATTTCGTATTAGGCGATCAATGGCGAGAAGATGAATCAAAGCTTTTTGAGCGCTATAATAAAATTCCGTTGATGATGAATAAACTTGGTGTGCTGGCTAATCACATGGCTGGTGATCAAATACAAAATACGACCAATCTGCAAATTAGTCCTGATGATGATGTCCCAGTACAAGATGCAACAGTAAGGGCTGCGCTCGTAAAGAATATTTCTCTTAATTCTGATGCAAAGAGCATATATCAAAAAGCCTATAGTCAATCAATCATTGGTGGTTATAGTGCATTTGCATTAGGCACTAAATATTTGCATAAACGTTCATTAGATCAAGAGATAATAGAATTTGGTTTTGATGATCCTAACTCTTGTTACTGGGATATGTCTGCTAAGCATGTATGTAAAGTAGATGGAATGTATGCAGGATATAAAACACGTGTTTCCCGAAAATGGTTTAGAGATAAATACGGAAAAGATATTGAAAGCCAAATTGGTTCAACAGCCATTACAGAAGATAGCACTGTAGCCTTTGCTGATAATGATGAAATAACTATTGTTGATGATTTCGAGAAAGAAGGTAAAAAAATAAAGTTATATAAATTATCTGATGATAGTGTTGTGACATCTAAGCAATTTGCTAAATTAGAAAAAGTTATTATTGATGATAAAAAAATTGCAATTAAAAATGGTCAGCCTGTTACGATATTACAAGAGCGTGAAGAAATTGATTATAAAATAATTCACAGACAAATCGCTGGTGATTTTATTATTGATGAAACTGTATTTCCTTGTGTTGAAGGCGATATTTTGCCCGTAATTTTTGTTGATCAAAAAAGTTATTTTACAAAACAAGGTCAGCAAATTACACGCTCATTCTTTAAAGATGTGAAAGATGCGCAAAGATATTTAAATTATCTTGCAACGCAATCGGCCTATATGATGAAAATTTCTCGTTATGATCAATTTATCATGCCTAGAAAATGTGCGGCATCTCCTGATGCTCAGCAACAATGGAGAGATCCTTCCGTTGTGAATGGTGCATTGTATTATGATGAAACGCCAAGCGGTGCTAAGCCTGAACAATTACGTCCACCAGAATTATCACAATCGTTAATGACGCAATATGAACGTACATTAATGGATATACAAACTGGTACTGGCATATACAATACACAATTGGGTGAAAATGGTAATGAAATTTCAGGTGAAGCTATTGCAAGAAGGAATGAGCGTGGAAATAAAAATACGCAAATACCTCGTACAGCATTGGATATTGCAATTGCAACATCTGGCGAATTGATTAACGACATGATACCTAAAGTATACGATACGCGTCGTACTGTTATATTACCTATGCCAGAAAGTTCGGAAGAAAGAATCGTCATTAATAATCCTGTTGATGAATATGGATTGCAAATAGAAAACAATATGCGTGAAGGTAGATATAAAATACGACTAAAACCTGGCGCTTCATATGAAGGGCAAAAACAAGAAGCTCTCCAATCATTGCAATTAGTATTGAATGCGGATAGATCAGGAAATGTATTTCCAATGATAGCAGATTTATATGCTGAGAATTTACCTTTGGATAACAATCTTGAAATACGTAATCGATTAAGAACATTAGTACCGAAAGAAATTGTAGAAGCTGGTAAGACTGGTAAACCGTTACCGCAAAAATCCGAAAAACCAACGCCTGATCAAATTATGGCTCAATTAAAACAAGCTGAATTACAACAGAAGGCACAAGATGCAGAAAGAAATTATCAATTAAAAATGATGGAATTACAGCATAAAGAAAAAGAAATGCAGCGCAAGGCTATTGAAACGCATCAAGATATGACAATGGCATTTGAAAAATTAGAAGCTGAAAAAGAGGAAGCTGCAGCAAGATTGCAAGAAACATTATTGAAATATCAGGCTGAAACAAATAGAACACAAGCTGATATTGAAATTGCTAATGCAAATAATCTTATTAAAATTTTAACTCACAAACAAAAACAAACAGAAGCTAGGATGTAATAATTATTAAAGGATGAATTATGAGCATACAATCAGTTGATGATTTATTGATAAATGTTGAAAATAGTAAATTAGGTGTAGAAATTCCACCTGTACCATCAATAGAACCTGTTAAAGAAGAAGCAATACAATCTGATGTAAATGAGGAAAATGTTCTACATGAAACATCGGATCATCAAGATGATGATTCATCAGGTGAAGATGTATCAAATAAAGATGCCGAAAAAGAAGTTGAGCAAGATGCATCTAAAGATCAAAAAGAACCTAAAAATATTGATGAGTATGGCAATCCCATAAAAAAATCTCGCACCTATTCTGAAGAAGAAGTGCAAAAGATGATTAGAGAGCGTTTAGCTCGTGGAAGGCATGCAGATCAATCGCAGAATCAGCAGCAGAATCATAATACGCAAAATGATAATCAATCGGAAGATGGTGAAAATTGGGATGTACAATTAAAACAATTTGTTAAGCAAGCTATTCAAGAAACACAACAAGAAGAAAGTGAAAGATTATGGCGTCATCAAGAAGCGGAGAGACAAGCTGAATTTGAATCCAAATTTACCTCAGGAATGGCTAAATATAATGATTTTCAGGATGTAGTTAGAGATAGACCTATTACTGATACAATGTTATTAGCTGTTAGAAATCTAAAAGATCCAGCAGCCTTTATATATGGTGCATCAAAACTGCATCCGCAGGAAATAGATAGAATATCCAGGATTTCAGATCCTTATGCGCAAGCGACAGAGCTAGGTCGATTACATGAAAAAATGGTGAAGATTAAAAATAATGTTAGTCGTGCCGATAAACCTATTGATCCACCTAAAGGTGCATTACCAAATAAAGGCGCTATGAAGCCTTCTCTTGAAGAAAGAATACATGCCTATGCAAAACAAAAACGTCGATGATCAATGTTATGATAGCGAGTGCATGTACCATGTACCCTATCATAGACCGCATAAGCATTTTAGGACTATTCATGGAGAGTATGTGAGATTTATAGTTGATAAACCAAAAAAGGTGATTGAATCTTGTCAAGATTAATTTATTTTGAAAAACCAATTCCGGGTGATTATGAATCAAACCCGTTTCATCCTTATAATCACTGTTCTTTAGTTGAATGCAAATATAATATTTCACATTATGAAGCTCATGTTCACTTCATAACGGGTCATGGCGATAAGATTAAATTTGTGAAAGATGAGTACAAAGATAATCCATTTCATTTGTATAATCACTGCTATGACAATCAATGTAAGTATAATAATCCAACTCATCAGCCTCATATTCATTGTGGAGAAGGGAATTTAGATATAGTAAAGTTAATTGAAAATCCATTTAATAAAAAGGAATTTATCAATGCCAATACCAGGTGATAATGGAAATCCAGAATTAGAGAAAAAACAGCAAGATGAACGCATTAATAAGGTTTGCAATGAAGGTGCTTGTGTGCAAAAAGAAGTGAAATTCAATCCTCCTGCACCAAAAGAAAAATGTATTTTTGGGGAAATTTAATGCATTCATTAGATGATTTAATTTTAAAATACAAACCTAAAAAATTAATTCACTATAAAGATTTTAAAAAAATTGGAGAAACTGAAATGAAAGATTGTGACTATGAAGAAATGACAAAGTCTGTTGGTGGTCAATCTCAACCGCAACCTTATCATGATGAGCCTATGATTAATTCATATGAAAATACACGTAAAAGTTTTTATGGTGAAGATGGCGTTGATTGGTCAGGTATGAAGGGAAATAAATAATGCGAGATACTGAACACACTCAATCTATGGTTGCTTATGAAGATGGTGCTAAAGAAGTGAATGAGCAAAAACCTATTGCAGGAAGTAAAATGCAATTTGGCAATGCTAATCGTATGCCGCAAGAAAATAAAGGTTATAAGCAAATTGATTATCCTGCTAATCCCTCTTTGAAAAGATATGGTGAACATCGATGAGCTATGTAGGCAGAATAAGAAATCCATCAGGATTAACAATGGCAGCGCAAAGAGCGCCTGCTTATGAAATGACTAAGGAGAAAGACATGCCATTACATAAAGGAAAAAGTGAAAAAGTGATAGGTGAAAATATTTCTGAAATGGAAGAGGCTGGACATCCAAAATCTCAGGCGATTGCGGCAAGTTTGAATGAAGCACGTGAATCTGGTGCGCATATTCCTAAAAAACATAAAATGTCTAGTGAACACCATCGCCATAAGGAACATCGATAATGGAAAAGCTTAAAGCTAAAAAAGAAATGAAGAAAGTCCATAAGAAAAAGATGGACGATAAGATGAAAGTTGAAAAGAAAAAAGAAATATCGCATGTTTCACTAAAACGTATTAATGACTATGGGAAGAAAAAGAAATGAAAAACAAAAAAGAAGTAGTTAAAAAATCTGATTTAAAAAAATTAGAAAAAGACATTATGAAAAAAGATCGAAAAGAAGATAATAAAATGTATGAAAAGAAGAAGAAAAAATGAAAATATAATTTTGTTGGGAAATAATTACTGCCACCACAAAGCGTGTAAAAGTCATTGGTGGCTGGATATTCAGAAATTGTGTAGAAGACGATGACTATTGTTCCCAGTCAATGGTATTTGTTCCAGACCATAACCATGAATGGATAATTATATAATGATAGATGAAAATGGAAAAAAATTAGAAGACAAAGAAATTTTAAAAGGTGCATTAGATCATATGGCAGAAGCATTAGGTCATTTATTTGAAACAAAATCTACACTATGCCAGTCACTTGCATTTTCTTTAGATTCTTTAATTAAGCTAGGCACAGTCATTTATCACGATGATGATATATTGAATGCAAGTTGTAATTGGGAAAAATATGAAGATGAGCTTTATAATAAAAAAAGATTAAAGTTAGTAAAATGATAATACAACTTAATCCAACTATTCCAGTCTATATTCCTGATCTTGGTACAGGCCAAGCAATTGGCTGGATTGATTACAGTACAGAACATCATCTTATGTGGATTGTTGCACTAGATAGTACAGGTGAAATTTGGACGTTAGATAATACTAAAGTTAGAGCGCAAAAAAATATTACAATGGGTAGAATAATATGAATATGTATGATTTTAATGAGTTTGAAAAAAAACAAATAAATTCTAATTTTAAATTATTAAAAGCAGTGGAAGTTCAACAAAATGAAAGAATAACAAGTTTAGAAGAAGAAATTAAATGTTTAAAGGAATTGGTTAAACTGCAAGCTAATGCGATATCTTTTAAAGGGTCGTTAAAACATCCTCATAAATGCCCTGCATGTGAAGGCAATGGAATAAAATGGGATATTCATAAAGATAGTTTACCTTGGCCTGATTCTAAAAAGATAGATTGTAAGTCTTGCGAAGGTAAAGGTATTTTATGGGTTTAACTTTAAGACAAGAATGGTTTAAGAATCGTATTAAAGAAATTATAAATGAGCTTAATTATTTAGAAAATGAAATGTCTTGGATTAGATATAAAGAAAAGTCACATGAATTAGCCTGTGAATTACTTTATGCTACTACAGAATGGGATAAATATTACAGAAATATTAATGAATAATGATTTAATATCATAAAAAGAAATAACGCCAAGGCAGAAGAATAGCCTGATGTCATATAGCCGGAGTATGGGCGTGAAGTCCGGCACCAATTAGTCCCAGTTAGAACTATCGCGTTTTAGTTTTATCATTAAATTATTTTTTAATGTTGCAATAAAATCTTTACTTTTAAATAAAGATTCAATCGTATCTTCTAAAAATCCGTTATTGTTATTAATAAATTCAGATGATTTTGCAATGATATAATTATTTAATTCATTCTTTATTAAGCATTGAATAACAGAGCGAATTCGTTCATCACTGAAATAATATAAAAAATCAGGTTTTATATTTTCTATTTCTATTTTTACTAAATTAGATAAATGCTTATCAATGTTGCTCATGATATTACCTGTTAAAATGCTTATAAAATGGCTTATCTGATTTACTTGGAGCATCTTTTTTCTTTAATGAAATGTTTTGTATCTTTTCATTTTCATCAACATTAACATGTTCAATCATTAATTCACCTTTTTGCATTTTGTTAAGCATTTCATTGAACTGTGCTTTCTGTGCTGATGAAAGTGTATTCCATAATGTTACGGCTTGATGACGATTCATCTTTGGTATATCTGACATATTACAAATAATCCTTTATTGGTATTTTTCATTCACTACATTATTTATTTTATAGGATAAAATATTGAATTGCATCTTTATTAGGTGCATAATTTACTCAAGTGCGTATATATATTGTAGCCCCGCTTCTACAAGAATCAGGCGCGTATTATGTCTTCCGCCAGACGATAAATAATTAGCCATCGGCTTTCATTCATTGTTTGGAGAATTTCACATGTCATTTTCAGGTAAAGAAATTAGCCTCATTGCAAAGTAATTTGTAATTGTAACTGGGTGAACTCAGGGAAACTCTAGTCCAGACAATCCTGAGCCAAGGCGCAAGATGCGCAAGGTGCAACGACTATCCAGAAATGGAGTACGCTCAAGTGAGCGGAAGCGCCCAGCCCCTAGAAATAGGGTGAAGATATAGTCTGATCTGTTAAGGGATTAACAGCAGCCGAAAGGCGGATTAAGTGTTACGTACTTAATCGAACGAATTGAATACTTTCGAGACAACTAGTTATATTTTGGATGAAACATTCATCCGCTTCATAAATTATCTTAACTTCGCAAAAGTCGCAAATCGCAATCTTGAAGGCGATTTTAAAGGTTTAAAATACGCAACTGGCCAAACGATTAACTATCGCTTGGAAGAAAGATATTTAGGTGGTTTTGGTGCGACAGCAACCTCTGAGGCTCGCGTTCAGGTTGTTAGACCATTAACCATTGATACACAATTTCATACCATGGTTGAATTTAGCGGTTTTGAATTAACATTTGATCGCGCTAGAGACCAGCCATATTTAGATATGATGTTAAATCCACGCGCTAAGCGTTTGGCTAACATGGTTGAGCAATTCATTGCTACAACTAATTTCCAACCTGATACTTATCAAGCTTATGGCACGCCAGGTGTTGCAATTGATTTTAATACTGTATTGCAAACTGATGCTTATATGACTCAATTAGGTATTCCAGAAGACGGCAATCGTTATTGGGCTAACCCACCAGCAGTTTCTGCTACTTTAACAAACGATTTATATACTGTATTCAATATGACAGTGAATCGTGGCGCGTTATTAGATGGGTTTATTGGTCATTTGTCTGGTTTTGATTTCTTCAAAACTAACTTTTTACAAAGACAAATTGCCGGTACTCCTGGCGCAACAGGTGGTACTCCTCCAACTGGCTATGTAGCAGCAGGTACCATTGCAAATGGCCCAATCAGTGGTGGCAATACTCTGCAATTAGCAGGTTTAGCTAGCACATTGAACCAAGTCTTGTTTAATGTCGGTGATATTATCACTCTTGATCCGGCTGCAAATGTATTCATGATTAATCCTTTAACTTATGAACCATTAGCGCAAACGGCTCAATTTGTTGTGACTGCTCAAGTGTTAGGTGATGGATCAAGCACAACTTATAATGTGCCTGTTAATCCAACCATTGTAACAAGTGGCGCAAGACAAAATATCTCTGCTGTTATTCCTAATGGCGCGCAAGCATATCGTGCGAATAGTCATAACGTTTCTTTAGCATTCCATAATCAATCGATTGTATTTGCTGCACCTCCAATTAAAGAATTAAAAGGCGGTGTTGAAGCGGTTACTTCTTATAGTGATCTTTATAAGATGGCGATGACTTATTCTCTTGGTGCTGATATTAGAAACTATGTCCAGCTAGATCGTATAGACATCATAGCGGGCGTAGCTATTAATCCAGAGTTTGCAGTCAGAGTTATGTCTTAATTATTTTGGGGTGGACACTACATCCGGTGTTCGCCCCTTTTTTGAGGAATTTATGAATAAAAAAGAAAATTATAGCGATGAACAATTTTATTATTTAGGAAGATGGGTAAACAAATCACAATTTAAAGCATTTGTTTATAATGAAAAGGATGAAAGTAAACTTGCAAATTCTTATGACGAGTTTGAAAGTTTAGTTAGTAGTGGATTATGGTTTTCTGAGAAACCAAAAGTAGAGATTTCTTTACCTCAAGGAAAGAGGAAAAAGCACAATGACATTGTATGCCCAACCAGTTAATGATTTTGTTCAAGATTCTTATCAATTAATTAGTGCTAATAGTCCAACAGTTCCTTTGCATGGAAATGATTTGCAAAAAGGTATTCAATTTCTTAATGAATTAATTAAATTTTACAGTTCAGATTCTTTAAGTTTAACAATTGCTAAAGAAGTTATTTTCACTGTGGCAATTGGTCAGCAAACAGTAACATTTGCTGATCCAACTTATACTCCTGCTGCGGACGTACAGGAAGGAAGACTTTCTAATTTGCAAAACGCTTGGTTAGAATTAGATGGTGTAACTTATCCATTAATTGATGAATCAAGAAATGTATTTTATGCAAGTTATAAGTTTGATCCTCAGCTTGGTCTACCAAGATTTTGCATCATTACTAATGATTTAAACTTAACAACGATGCGTTTATATCCAGCACCCTCACAAGTTTATAACATGCATGTTTATGGAAAATTTGAACTTCCTTATGTGACATCTAGCATGACAATGTCTGGATTCCCTTTATATTTTTATAAGTTCCTTAAATTAGCCTTAGCAAGAGAGTTGGCTTTTTATAAAGGAAGATCGTCAGCATG